AAGTTCTTCAAGCTTTGTCTTGAATTGTTCCATTTGAGCTTTTGCCTCAGAAAGTTCAGCAGAAGCATTTTCTAATGCTTGACTTTTTTCTAATGCTTCTTTTTGTGCTTGTGCAAACTTTTCGTCGCCAAGCTTAACTTGTTCTTTGATAAATTCAGCAACCGACGCAACAGATACTTCCGCATCTGACGCGGTAACTTTAGTAACAAAGTCTTCAATATTAGCAAATTTCATATATTTAATAAATTTTACAGTAGGAGAATTATTTTGTGAACTTTTTTCAACATTTTTTTCTAAAATATTATTTTTTTCTTGACTTTCTGAACATTTAGAGGTTTTTTTTGCATTTTCTGCATCTTCATCCTCCATTTCAGTATCACAATTGGCAGATTCATCTTCCATTTTGTCGTCTTCAACTTCTTCCTCAACAATAATGCCCTTAACGGCAGCGGCTGGATTTGAAGTAAAACCAACACCAACAGGAACAGCGTCTCCAACAATTAAACGATAAACTGGAGTTCCGTCATTAGTATATCCAGTTCCGCCATTCGCTTTTAAGAATTTAGAGTATTTCTTAATTTCGACAGGATCAGAAACAATAACTGCATCACTTAGTTTTTTGCTGCCAAGAATAATTTGATACTCGTCAAAACAAACTTCCCAGCTTGCAGAAACTTTTTTATAGAAATAAGATTGTTCATCATTGCTCATTTCTAGAAAATCAGCAGCCCAGCTATCAACATATTTCCAAATCAAACAAGAAAGTGCAATATTATAAGGTCCGACTTCCGAACCAACTTGATCCTCTGTTAAAAGAGTGCTCTCTTCGCCAAAAGAAGAAAACCCTGCATTTGTAATGTAGCCAATAACGTGTGAGCAGTCATGCTCTACATTAATTGGTTGGCTAACAAAACCCTTGGCAATTTTATTTGCTGTTTCTGTCGCAATAGCATCGTCATTAGCATTAACTAAATTAACTACAGCAGCATTGAAAGCAGCATTTAAAACAAAGTTATTTAAATTTTTAGTGGAATCGGGAATTAACTTACGTAAATCTTCGATGCCCATAGATGCTTGAGAAACAAAATTTAAATTCTTGGCTTCATCACCTAAAGTGGCGAAAGCCTTAAATTTTGTTCTGTAAAGATATTCTTCTGGTTTTTTCATCAGATTTAATTAAACTAAAAATAAATATATGGGAAATTTAATTTTTAATACAAATTTTTAATTAAATTGAGTTTATCGCAGATGATACAATTTGAGAAACTATAGAAAAACCAGCAGGAAGTAGATGGATAGCATCTGCTGCATAGTATGTTTCGTCATTTTGTTTGCCAGCAAGCCCTATTAACTCATTAGAACCAACATCAGCCAAGACATTATAAAAACTAGTATCATTTCTAATAGCTGTATTATAAGACTGCCTATCAATTTCAAATTGCGCATTATCGCCTCTGGGCAAGCAGGTTAAAACGACCACAGAGAATCCTGCGCTCTTTCTTCCGTTACAATAAGATTTTAAAGCTGTGAATGTTTCATCAACTTTATTAGATTGCCCATACATATCATTCGTTCCAGCCCAAACAAAACAAATATTACTCATTGTTGAGTCGTAAATTACGTCAACCTGTGACTCAGCATCTATTAACATTTCTGTCATTTTCTGTCCGTGGACAGCAACATTCCATGCTTTAAATTTAAAATTTAAGTCTAAAAGAACTTGACTAACATAGCATTTTCCAATATTTAAATCAGAACCAAGGGCACCGGCTGTTAGAGAGTCCCCATCAAAAACTAAATTCATTGTAGGGAGTTGTGACTCAGTTATTCTATAGCGTGACTCAGCCCATTTTTTAACTGATTCAAATTCGCCATCTGTAATAGCGCGACTCCAAATATAAACAGCTTGTAGATTTCCGAGCCATGGGTAATTATATGATCCGCCAGTAGTTCCGCCCCAGCGAAATAATGAAGATTGATATGTTGGAGTCCCTACCCAAGTTTGCTGATCTAAATTTCCACGTCTAAAAGATTTCTTACCATCTGAATATATCTTAACTCCGGGTCCAATATCATCAAATCCAGAAGCCGAAGCTATAAATGAAATTATATTTGTTGACTCAGAGGTTGTAATTCCAGAAGGAAAGCCAAAATTAGTATCTTGAATATGAATTTCCTCATTTACACTCATTAAGCTTGTTACCCCAGAAACTCCATACTTACCACACGTTACGACAGCCTGAATAGAGTCTGGCAAACTAGAACCCGAGCAAATAGCAAGAACTGTTAATTCTTTCGTATGTAAATAAGGATGAGAGCAATCCATTCCCGATCCCCCATCTTTTGGTATCAATACAGAATTACTAATTACCGGAGATAAAGCCCCTGTAGAACTAGTTGCGGCAATCCATCCTGCATTTGCGGAATCTACTAGCCTTTCCACATTTAAACCTGAGCGATTTTCTGGACGAGATATACAAAAAGTATCTACTCGGGCGGTTGTGGAGCCCAAAGCTAATCCATGATTAGTTGAAGTGAACGCGGAAAAATCTGCGTCTAAATAACCATAAGATTCTTCATTAGCCGCCACACAAAGGCGATTTCCAGATAGTCTTACCACAAGATGAATAGTTGACCCAACAGTGAAAGACTTTGATCCGGAAATAAAGCCATGTAATGTAGGAGTTCCATTGTTGAATGATTTTACATAAATTCCCCAGTTTACAGCTAATACTAAAATATAATTAGATAAATCTTCGTAACGTAAAACGAATCCGCTATATATATTATTTTCAATTAAAATATCGGCCTCGACAAGAACATCTGCCGAATCTACTTGTATAGTTGCGAGAGCTTGCTCCCCCCCATCTAAATTACTTGTTCGTGCCTTGGCTGATGAAATACCGAATGTCCCTTTTCTCTCGGCCCAAGTCTTTGATCCGCCGCTATCAGTTGAACCAAGTCCGGAGCCATCTGCTCGTGAAAACATATCTGCCGCATAAATGCCAAGTGAGTCATTTGAAAGTCCGGCATCTAAAGCTAAAACTAAATTAGGAATATCTTTCGGATTTAGACTTTGGATAGAATCGGTATTGTTGACTAAGCTAATTCCGTTTTGATTTTTTATCTTTAAATTTCCGTCTTCATCTGCGTAAAACATTACCTCATTAGAGTCTGGTGTATTTTCCGTGATTAACGTGTCGGTAGTGCTATCTATCTTTTTTAAAAGAAGAACTCCGTCAACAACTTTAACTCTATTTTGATAGTCTATCATTTTTTTAATCTATAAAATATATTACACCAAAAATATATCAAATTTAATTTTTAATCTCAAAGCCCTTAATAGAAACTCCGGGCCAAATAGTGTATTTGATAATCTTATCTGATGTGCCACCAACTTTAGGGCTTGGATTTAAACCAACAGCCTGCGCACAAGCCATACTCATTTCACCGATTTTCTTCTTCGGACCATAATCTCCAACAATAGCCTCACACCATTTTTCATTTTTTGTATTGAATACCAAAGCTTTGCAGCCAAGAATTCCTTTTACTTTAGAAAAGTGACTAGGAACTACGATATATTTAATTGTTTCAGAATCTAAATATCTTTTTGGATTAGTAATATCGTATTCTTCGTTTTGATAAGAGGTAGAAGAAACATAATATCCGGGCGCAGGATCATTCGGACCCTGAATAACAGGTTGTCCATTTTTAGTTACAACTCCAACTAAATTACCATTTTGGTCTTTAGCATTTTGTAAATAATCTAGACCAGTATTTTTCGGATGGTAAGTTCTGTATCCGCCGTCTGCATCAATCGTCGCGCCGGATTTCCACTTCATATATAATCCATTTTTGGCAGAAATAACCGAAACACCATTAATGACTGTATATTCATATTCATTTGATTCTTCTACTTCGGAACTCATTTTAAATCCTAGTTTTTTAGCTGCTTCAATAGTTTTCGGCCCAACAATTCCATCAGATTCAAGCCCATTTTTATATTGAAACATTTTTGTTCCAGCTAAAGTTTGTTCTCCAAAAAAACCTGTTGGTTCTGCTTTTAAATATCCTTGAGAAATTAAAAATTTCTGCCAAGATGTTACGTATTGTGATTTGTCTCCGAATTTCATAAAAATTAATCTCCTCTTTTATATTTTTGGTTAAATAGTGCGAAAATTCCAATATACTCGTTTTGTAAGTAATATTGACCTTTGACTTTTTTTAAACCTTCTCCAGATTCAATAACTGGAATATGTTCAACACCATACTTTTCAGTTAATCCTTTATACCTATTCGCGGCGTGTTCTGTAATAGCAAAGCCGTGTTTCATATCATAAAAAACAACCCCAGAATTTTGATCACCTGAATCCCAGCTTACAAAAGTATTTTGTGGAAATTTATAGTCCCTCTCCCAGTCTTTAATCGAATACGAGCACCCAATCAAAAATAGAAAAACACTACTCAGCCAAAATCTTGCGAAGTTCTTGTATATACTGTTGTTGTTTTTCACCTTTTGTTGAGTTTATTTGTGTTATTAAAAAATTTACCCGAATCTTTAGTCTTTCCTCTTCTTTTTTCTTTAGTGTGGATTTGTGTGTTTCATCTGTCATTACCTCTATTTTTTCTTTTTTCTGAAAAGTCAGAAATTCAAAAACTCGGGCAATGGCATCAAAGATTCCCATAATTAAGAAGCGGCCAACTCAAGTCCTTCAACGATAGCGTTGATAACAGGAATTAATTTAGTTAGATTTTCGGTATCAAATTTAACTGTTTCGTCGCGATAAATTAAATAAAGGCTATCAATAATTACTTTCGCAGATTCGCCTAACTTCGTATTGGCTACAATAAAAGCTTTAAATTCGACTGGAGATAATGATGTTACTGAGTCAAGAGATTTAATTACCTTAGCAACTTTTAAAATATCCGACTTAGTTTTTTCTTTATTTTTTGAGTCTTTAATTACCTTGTCAGCAGCTAAATAACTGGTCACACGGACATAAGGAGTTTTCGACTCAATTTGGGCCGTTGTTAAAGCGCAAGAAGATAATGATAGGGCTACGAGTAAATTCGTGGCGATTAATTTGAATTTATTCATAAACCTTGAGATTTGATTTTTTTTCAGGAGTAACGGCCTCGATCTTTTCTTTAAGAATTTCATTCTGCTCCTTTACTGTGTCAACGTCAGGGGTATTTTTGTAGCCCATCATACCAGCAACAACAGAAATCCAAATAGAAAACCCTTTAATATAATCTGCGATACCTTTAGGAAGAAAATCTACTAAATCTGGCTTAATAGATACCGCTAAAAAAGCAATAAATATAGCTCCGTAAATATTAGTCCGTGGATTTTTCATAATAAAAATATAGTTCTAAATAATATTTACAGCCAATATCTCAATTAGAGAACTCGAATTTGCAGCCTAAATTTTTTAATTCAGCCTGCCACGCTGAATAATTTTTATGATACGAGTTATTAACTAAAGTAACTTCTTTCCTCATAATCAACCCTGCTACAGCGAAATGTAACCTATTAGTTTTTATAAAAGAGAAATTATTTGCCAGTTGCAAATAGTCATAATGATTCTCAACCATAAAAGCTGGATCGCCAAAATTATTCTGCGGAATAACTGTTTTCTCATAATCATTTCTAAAGAAAACTCCATTTTTATTTTTAACATCAGAAGGTTTTATGCTAGAGCGATAAGCTAAAGCCAAGTCTGGCGCTCTTTCTCCAGATGGAAAAATTTTCAGGCTTTCGTCGTCCCTTAACCAAACACGATTTGCGCTTTGCAAAAGTTTTGTATTTTTGATTATAGATTGTGGAAGAATAATTTTTTCTTTATTGAAATTAAGAAAAATCGACTCGGATTCTGTGAAATTATACTGTCCGCCAACATTTCCACCACCCGGCCACATTAATACATCAGCTTCACCTATATTAGATTCAGTAATGTTATAATTTTTGAATAATTGACGAGTTGCCGCATTAATTAGTAAATCACCGGGATTTCCGGGGACATATAGTAAATGAGCTTTTTTACCAGAGTAAGGTGAGAATATTTTATTCCACAAATTCGCAGGAAGTAACCCATCTCTTTCTTCTGCCTTTAAAGCCAATTTTCTTTCTTCAACAATTCCTCTGGAATCTGATAAACTAGGGACAGTTCCAAAAACCATATTATTTGGTCTATAGATTTTTAATCCAGAATCTTTCGCGGTCAATAAAAGTAATGATTCTGTGCAGACCCTTCCTTCTCCAGAACCCATAGGCGCTGTAGCCATTCTTTCAAAAGCATTTAAAAGATAATTAGATTTTAAAAGTCTTGGCAAATAAATTACAGCTTGTGTTCCATAAAAAGGTGGCAAAACCTCCCTAAATCCAGAACCATAATCATCACCATAAACATTAATATCTCCTCCGCAAACTATGATTCCCGCATCACTAGGAATCTTAGATAAATCTGGTAAATCAGTTAATACTTTTGCATCGTCTTCTAAAACTAAAAGAGGGTTATTTTCTGTTAAAAATGCTTTCACTGCCGATAAATGAGATACGGCGCATCCACGCATAGCCCTTGAATGTAAATCTGTTTCCCAAAGAGGAACCTTGGCCTCTAAAATCCTAGCTTTTGGAAAAGAATTCAATAAGCCAGCCATAATAGGAATTCTATCGGTTCTTTGCTGTCTATGAATTATCACTACTTCCATTTGGATATTGCAACTGATCCAGATTTTATTGTCCCACCAATATTAACATAAAAAACTAAATTTGATCCAGCAGCGTCTATCTGTGCAGACCACATTCCTATAGGAAGAGTCCCGTCGGCATTTCCGAACTCGCTAGATGCAGATGTAGGACCAGAATCTGACTGACCTGCTGTAAATTGCCAATTTGTGCTAGTTGATTGTGCGGAAGCTCTGGCCCGAATATATCCAAAAGAATCTTTAGGAGCAATTTCTATTCTGTTACTAATTCCGGCTGTGCTGCAATCCACACCTATTGATACGCCATAATCATCACCTATTGAATTTTTTCCAATCGCTACACCAAAGTTTGACCCATTAGAGTTATACCCAAATGCCGCACCGCTGTTAAACCCGTTGGAGGCATCCCCAACCGCCGCACCGCTGTTAAACCCGTTGGAGGCATACCCAACCGCCGCACCGCTGCCAGACCCATTTGAATTATATCCAACCGCAATCCCGTAGTCACTCCCATTAGAATCTTGGCCTAAAGCCGAACCATAAATAGGGGCAGAGGAATTATATCCAAATGCTGCTCCGTTACCAGAGCCATCCGCACTAACGCCAACACTTGTATTTGTTTCCGTAGTTGTTATTTCCGCACTAATTCCGCCACCGCTACCAACAGCATTATCCCCATCTTGATTTTTAATTTTTAATACCCCGTTTTCATCAGCGTAAAAAATAACTTCATTATCATCTGGAGTATTGTCTGTAATTAGGGGATTTGTAGAGCTATTAACTTTCTTTAAAAGAAGAATTCCATCTACGACTTTAACATTATTTTGATAATCATTCATAATATTTTCTCTTACACTTATTCTTTACGCGAATGAAACAAAATAGCGGCCTGCATTAAATCAATTCCGTGTTCATCGCTAATATCAGAAATTTTACTGTACTGATCATTGAAAGAAACTACAGGATTTTCGTAATAGCTTGAAATTTTACTAACCCAATCTTCGGAAGCCTCAGAAATAATAATATTTTCAACAGTTGCGAAGGCCAAATCTTTGTTTTTCTTGCTAAGTCGTTTCAACCCGAGCTTTTCTCTAAAAAACTCTTCTGTAGAGGCTTGTAGCACCTCGATTTTTCCTACAGTATCCTTCATAGAAAGAACAGAGTAAACATCTGACTTGCTTGCTCCAATAGGTGCGACTTTCTTAGTTTTTTGTGGAGCTTTTGTGCCTGCCGGACGACCCTCTGCACCAGTATCTTTTTTCATAGCAGGTTCATATAAGCCAGCGTCCTTTAATTTCTTAAATTCTTTTTGAGACTCTTTTGAATGTTCGGGAAGTGGCATTTGTTGAGAATCAAAAGCTTCAAATAATTCATCTGGAGTTAGAACGCCGATTTCCGCCAAACGAGAATAGATTTTCAGATATTCAATTTCATCTTTAAGATCAACATCCTCAAAAACCGCGTCGGGAACTTCAGATAAACCAAGAGAATCTGCTAAACGTTCCATTTCTGGGATTAAAAAGTAATTAAGATAGGCTTCACGAGCAGAATTTAGCCTTTCAAGAAACACTTTGATTTTCACCATTGAGTTTGCAAACTTTTCTTCCCCCCAGAAAATATTCATCAATCCATTCGCAATATCCTCATTGACTACTTTATATTTTTCAGCACCGAAAATATTGTTAAGTTCAGGCATCACAAATTTAGCTTCTGTAGTGTAGTCGGAAACTAAAACCCGCCCAACGCTTTCAGTTTCAAACAAAGCCTGAATACCATTGATTAATTTTTGATTTAATTCCGCGCCATTTGTCATTCCATCGCGCTCTTTAGACCCAGCGGTAACTAAAAGAACCGAATAATCTACAGTTCGGGCAATAATCTTTTCAATCTTCTTGAATTCAAGTTTTAAATCAATATCGGGGAGAACTGGGTAATACATCGGAATAGCCAATCCCTCATAATGCTGTTTACCACAAAATACTGCTGAAAGTTTATCTTGAGAAAGAGTAATTTGCGGGCAAGTCCCTTCCTTTATTTGTTTTTGAACTTCAGGAGGTAATGAACCAAAAAATCTTTTTTCCTCGTCCGTTACAGCGTTCTTTAACTTTTCAAGTTCATATTTATTAATTACTTTACTGTAAACTGCGTTCACGAATGATGCCGCGCTCGAACAACGCATATCGGCAGGATCAAGAATAACATAAGCAATAGGAATTCTTTTTACTTTTGGGATAACCTCTTCCGCTGATTTACTTATTTTACGATATTCATTAAAAGTCATTTCTCCGTCGAAACGATAAATAAATACATTACCAGAGCGGAACCATTCGCGGAAAAAGCACTCAGAAATAGAAAAGCCTTTTACTTTTTTATACCAAGCGGTAAAAATATTTACAATTCTCTTATTATTATGACGAAATCTTAGTTTAGAATTGGCAAATTCAGACTGAATATCAATTGTGTTACGAAAAATTGGGACATTCCAATAAGCTTTTTGGCATAATTTGATTGCTGTTTCGACTGAAATAGAAACTTTATCATTCTCAAAAGGCGAAACACCTTTAACAAGATTGTTTAATTCTCCATTTACAGTTCTTGTATTTCCTCCGTCGCTAGAAAGACCATATTGATTTCTCGAAGCCTTGGAAAACATTTCGACAGATTTCGGTTCCCAAAAACCTCCACCCGATCCAATTCCTAAATCCGCTGGATTTGCAATACTGGAGAATCCCTTGTTTTCAGCTTTTACAGATTTTTTTCGCATATTAATTTACTATATCTTGTAATACAGCAAATTAAGGCTAAAAGAGAAATTAGTTAAACGAAAACGGCATTATAATACTAAATTCTTGTTTAGTAGGTTGCTTTTCAAGTTCAAAATATGTAGTCATACCCCAGCAAGCAAGTAAAAGGGCGCTATACGAGTCTTTTCGCGCTTTATTTGGGGACTTATCCCTCTTTAGATTTGATGGCAAATCAAAAACTTGGTTTCCATTTAGCCCTTCTCGCGGCTCAATCAAAGTTAGCTCTTTCTTCGTTAAATTAACTAAGTTTTCGATATGGTCAATGAACGCCGCCTTTTTACTATTCGCGTCATCTCCAATATCATCATTAGCATTAAATACTAAATCATTAATTGGGATAGCCTCTTGAATAGTTTGCTCAAAGAAATCACAAGCAGTTACTTTTGAAGCGAAGGTGATTTTCTTATGTTCAATATTGCCCTGCAGAACTTCATTTGCGCGACGCATCCACCCAGCTTCGTTAAATGGTTGAACGTGTAGAATATTTCCCGCGCCGAAATTGTATGCCTGTCTAGCTTCCTTAATTTCTTTTTCAAAATCGTTAGAAACCAAGAACGAAGACCTAGCGCAAACATTTATATTTCTAGGAAGCAAGTCTAGTTCTTTGACTTCTCTCAAGAACTGCTCCCCACCCGCGCCATCAACAATAAAATAAACAATATTGAAATGTGTGAGTATGTAATTTAAATATGCGGCCCGATTCTTTAATCCACTCTTAGATAAAGCATAGCAATGAACTAATGAACCAGATTTTGTTTCTTCATCTAACTCTAAAATTGCCATAGCAAAGTGGTCAGAAGTTTCGGCGTCATTATAGTTAGGGTCAATAGCAAGAATGTATTTCTTGTTTGGGTCGCCTTTAATTCTAACACAAGGTTTCGTCCCGGTTCCAATACTAGCTTCTTCTACTTTTCTGGCAGAGAAATAACCACCGCTATCATCAGTGAATATAGCTTCAAATTCTCGTTGAAACTGCTGAGTTGACATAGTTCTGCGGGATTCTTCAACTAATTTTTGGTCAAGTAGCCAATGCGGGGCGCAACGATAAGATAAACGAAATACACAGTGATTAACATTTTTTGCGTGCTCACTTGTAATCGCATCAATATAGGGAAGATAAGTGTCTTTATATAGTGACTCGAATTTGAATGAGGCAGAAGATAATCCAATCAATTTATTGTTCTGGAATACAATTCTATCCTTTTCATTCATTTTGCCCGCCGCAATCAAAGAATCTTGAGCTTTTTCTAAAATATCACGTTCTTGACCATCGAGTTTAACAGATAGGAAAGGTTTGATAACGGTATTAATAATGTCTCCCGGAACTAGTAAAAATTCATCAATAACCATTACGTTAAAACGATAACCCCGGATTCTATCTCCTGTATTATGGCTAACAAACCCATTTGCGGAATACCAATTATTCTCTGGGACACTAATATCAAAACAAAAAGACGAGGAATCTTCTATTGACTTAATTTTCTCTGCAAAATATCCATGTGGTTTATATTCTCCGCCCAAATCAATATATTTCCTAAACTCTTCATTTCTAGAAATTGTATAACTTTTCGTTCCTTGGTAAAAAGCTCGCAAATCATTTTGGGTAATTAGAATATCGCCGTTTTTAAACAATTTAGATTTTACGCCAAGAGTTAAAAGAAGAAAGTGGATTAACTTGCTTTTCGATTTAATTTTCGGGCTGTAATGGATTTCATGTCCGCGCTTCTTAGTGTAAATAAACTTAGATTCAAAATCAAAACAAGCTGATACGAATCCTGATATACATTTTTCGCCGGAATTCAGTAAAATCCGTTGGTCAAAATTATCATTATAGAAAAACGGTCCCTTACCCCAACTTGCTATCCATTTTTTGCATTTAAATTGATCTAAGAAAGCTAGATATTTCCACTCTGGTATATGAGATTTATACTCTTGGATAACTTTAGCAAACGCTATCAAAGATTTTGTGTAATCTGTGGTCGCCTTGTTCGATCTTGGTTGAACTTCTTTATCGTAAAATAGAGTAGAACAAATAATTCCTAGTAGATAGCCATCAGTAAAATCTCTGTTAAATACCGGATTAGGAATTTTCTTAACAGACTTATCCATAAGAATTTGTTCCCCAGCAGCAAGCTCGTTAGCTTTTATCCAAGCATATTCGCTGCCATCTACAGACCTTAATTTATGTTCGCTACTAACCTCAATTGTATATCCATTCTCTGTAGTGATTTTTTTTGTCGGAACTTTGCCGGAGAAATATTTTTTAGGGGAATGCTTTAATTCTGACCCTTGAAAAACTTTTCTATCAAAATCAGACCAAGTATTAGGAACACCGGCTTTTTTGTAATAGAAGTTATCTTGGATTTCTGAAAATCCAGTTTCCATTCCAATAATTGTATCTCCGGCAACACAGCCTAAAGGAGTAGCGATTACATAAGAACCGCCAATTTTCATTTCCCAAGCGTCAGAGCTATGAGAAATATTCTTAATATCAACACATTGGCGTAAGAAAGTTCCCGCCCGCTCATTGAAGAATTTCTCAATCTGTTTGAAGATTAATTTACTTTGACGAAATGTTCCAGAACAAATTCCTATTTTTGATCCGGGATAAAATAAAGCATAGAGAACAATAAAAATAGAGATAGTAAAGCTTTTAGAAAATCCCCGGCCTGCGATAATCAAACTAAAGTCTTTTTTAATTAAAGCCCGGATAATAAGGTCTTGAATCGGGGCTATTTTAACCCCAATTAAAAGTTGTGTAGCAAAATAAGGGTTCGCGTGACAGAATTTAGCAAACCACATTTGGGCTTCCTCTACACCTAAACTTCCTTTGATTTTTTCTAGTCTCTCGTTGAGAGTTGTTTCTGGTATTCTACCGATATGTTTTCCTTGGTTCCACATTAAATTAACCCTCCGTCTTTTAAATATTCAATATCTACAGTTTTGGCAAGTGCGCCCATTCTGAAAATCTTTTCTAAAACCTCTCGGCTGCGCCCGCGATCAGAACAAAATACAAACTGTATATTATCATGTTTTTGCATAATCTCACGAATTTGATGTAAAATAAAATGCCCGTTTACTTTGCGGGCAAAAGAGTTACTTGGCGAATATTCTAGGCAACTTACATATGATTCGTCGCACAAAACAACTAAATAAAGTCCTAGATTTTTAGCCTTTTCGATTTCTCTTGTAAATCTATCAAAACCATTTGTAAGAGTTCCCGCTAAATCAGCTAAACTTTTTCTCTCAATATAAACCCCACAATTCATATCTCCACCGCAAGCATAATCTCCAACAGGTAATTTATGGCAAGTAAATTCAGTTTTAGAATACAAAGGTCTTTGTTCACGAGAATCGATAATTAAATTTAAATCACCAGAGCGTAGCTCGACAGATTCTATATTATAGTTAAATTTTTGCCCTAAATCTAAGTGTTTAGTTTGACTAAAATAAGAGTCAAAACCGGAGTAAATTCTTTTAATCCAATTCATTGAGGGTAAGATAAGATTTTTGAGTTCAACCTGCGAAGGGTAGAAAGATATTTTTCCTAAATTTTTGCGGCGAGTAAGCTCTCTTAAAATATATTCCTGAACTTCTTTGAAATTCTCTTTCTCTTGCGCCCAAACAGAGAATGTTCTTCTAGAATTGAATTCTGTAGAAAAATACTGCTCATAATTCTTGTAAACTATGAAAGAGCCGTCGCCAAGATCAATTTTAGGATAATTAAAATTATAGTAATCTTTTTGCTGTAGTTTGTGAGAAATCGTCAAGTGTTTATGCAGAGCATTAAGACTTTTAAATTCAGTTTCGCATAATTTGCACTCGACCATTAGGTAAATAATTCTGATTTGCTAATTCCATAAACCTCGCAAAAGAGAGATTCGAATGTATCGAGATTGTCGGCCTCCTTAGAAACTAGAAGTTCTTGTGCTTTTGCTGCAATAATAAATCTCTTACGTTTGTCTTCATCTTGCACCATTTCAACGAATTTAGCTAAAGACGTGCTAGTTTTATTTAATTCCTCTAATCTCCCTGAACGTTGCCCGCTTAAAGCTTTCGCGTTAGCAAAAATACGTTTACGGCAATCATCATATTCTCCAGTTTTTTTGCCTAATGACTCAACCAAACTCATTGTCCATTTTTTGCCATTTTCATCGTCAGAAATAGACTCGTGTAATCTATCGTTTAATAAGGTGATTTGTTCTTGTGTTTGCGCCGCAATAACATAATCATAGCACAAATCGATGTAAGCATTCCTTTCTTCTGTATTAATATCTGGTTTGTCATAAGTAGCACCAACAAATTCTTTCTCGAAAATAGAGCGATGATCTTTACGCTTGATAGAATTCATCACAACAATAAAACGTTCTGATTGTAAATTCCTTTTTAAACAAGAAATGCACTCGCGTTTTCTTACATCTAATTTTTGAATAGCATAGTTAGCATTACTATCGCAACGATTAATCAGCGCAATAATCTTGTGATCTGTTTCTGGCGGACAATATTTTTCATCTGTATTTAGAGACTCATCAAAGTCAACTCCTTGAAACTCAACGCCCATTGCTTTTAGCAGCAAACTTGCTGTCTGCATTTCCTTAATTAAGCCGCCCTTTTCGTCTGGAAATAAATGTCTAACAATATCTGCGCAGCGCATTGTTTCCCCATTTGTTCTAATAAAATCTATTTCATCAGGCTTGAAGTCAAATGCAGATTTACCTCGCTGGCATTTATAAAAATATCCACGAACCCCCTTAAATTCATCCGAATGAGCAGTAAGCAATGGATTTTTGAAAACTAATCTGGTTAATTCAACTAAATCCTTCATTTTTAAGTTCTTTTCTATAATTCTTTGCTGCTTGTAGTTAAGACCATATCTATGCTGCTCAATAATCCTATCAGCAAGATTTTCTCCGACCTCAATATCCTTTGGCTCACTAATTTCTAGGCCAGAGTTATCCCCAACGTTTGTTTTTGGTGCGCGTGCCATATTAAGAATCTATGTCAAAGGTTGGTAATTGCTTCTTAACGATTTCAATAATCTCTTTTTTCATATTTGAGATTTGTTTATAACCGGGTTTTCTTTTTTGCTCAGAAGTCTTAAACCCTAACTCAATTGCCGCCTTATCTTCATCCATTCCTTGAATATAAAGTAAATCATAAACCTTATAAAGTCTATCCGTCAGAAATGGTTTAATTTTTTCATGGAAATTGTTAAAATAAGATTCTTCTTGATGTGCTTCACAAGGAATTTCGTATTTTTCAGAATAAACTTCGACATCAATTGACCCCGCCATCTTCATATTATATCCCCCTTGTTTAGTTTTCGCCCATTTTTTATACAAAGGGCATTCTGAACATTTAACTCCGCTTTTCGTGTGGAGACAAGAATCCCCACCGGCATTATAAGAACAATTATAGCAAGGTGGAGCTAATTTACCAAAGTTGTTTCTAATTAAATTGTTGATTTGGTGTTCGATTACCGCGCCAACCCATTTTTCCAGCGGCCTTTCTTGATCCCACTTATCCCACTTTTTGTAAATATGTAAAAGTAAAATTTGCTTTACATCGTCATAATCTACATCGTGAACAAAAGCAAAACGCCAGCGATTTCTACGCTTGGCGATTTCACTATTGATAATATCTATTTTGTCCTCGAAAGTTGCTTTTATCATATTACTCTATTTCAATAACTCGCGCTCTTTCCGCGACACGTCTCCTCATATCTTGAACGTTTCTCTTTACTTGATCTGCTGAAACTGGTTTTCTTGAAAATTCCTCATCTAGCGCGTTGGCTGTCCCCAAAAGATTCTTTAAAGTAACTGGTTTTTGTGAATCAGAGTCAATTTCAAACTTTAAAGACTTAATATTTGGAATTTCTGGCTCGTCAAACTCTTCCTCGTCTTCCTCGGGTTCCTCATATCTCTTTTTAACGACTTCTTTTGGTTTTGAAACAGTAGCCCAAGAAAATCTTGATCCACAACCTATACAGAAATTTGGCTTTGTATATTCATACTGGTTTTTCGCCCCGCAGCTTTGGCAATAAGTAGTTTTCATAATTAAAATAACAATAAATTAGGTGGTTCGACGCTTTGTTTCTCTTTTTTCTTCAAAGCTCGTTGATATTTCTTTTCCTCTCCCGCTTGATAACAAATCGCGGAGTTGTCTTTTTGTAAAATTATGCCCACGAATCCTTCTTTTTGGTGTTTGGGCATAAGCGCGTATTTGGAATACGGAATTTTAACCATATCTTACTATACACTATATTTCCGAAAAGGGAAATTATATTTTCAGAAAAATCAACTTTTTATATGAAAAATGTTCTACTATTATGCAAAGTCAGTGTTCCGCTCCCGCTTGGTGCCCATTTAAATGCTGGAGTTAAACTTTGGTCAGATGAATACTCTTCTGAAAATGATCCTGTCTCAGAATAAAATAGTTCTAATTTTGGGCTTGAAAAGACCTCTAAATGGCCAAGAACAACTTTTCTATATGTATGCGGGCCATCATAACCAGATGTTAAAAATCCTTTACACACAACCTCTGTTGTATATTTCCAAGGAGCATTTAATCCACTAGGTAAGGATAAATAATAAGAACCAGTTAATCCACCGGGTTTAAGTGGTTCATTTGAGTAATAATTTGATGGGAAAATAGACGAGTTTTTAAAAGCTTCTACTTTTCCATAAGCTTCGGATTTTATAGTTTGCCCCGGAGAAAACAAGCCACCTAAACCTAATTTACTTCCGACTCCGCGAGTATCAGTGAAGGAAGTATTAGATGTATTACTAAAACTTACTGTTGGGGCCGGGTATCCAGCTCTATCTAAGCTCTGATAAGTTTTATTTGTTATTGTAGATGACGCAGACCTTCCATTTGATGCAGATAGCGAGTTGCTATATAAGTCTTGAAACAATCTTACATTTAGTGATTTCGAGAACCTAGAAAAATGCGTAGAAAACGGAGTAAAATCCGAGATATAAAACTCCCCGTCTTTAGGAGAAAAAGAAAAACCAAAATCAGTTGTATCTTCTAAGTTTTCATTAAGAAAATCTAAATAAATAACATCTATAGGATTATCTAAACTCGCCTCCGTAATTTCAACAAAATTATCGTCAGAGTCAATTGCTAATTGGAATAGTATTTTGCTAGAATCATAGTCGCAGAGGAATATTAATGTATTATTATCAGTATTAAACTCTATTGAATGTATTACAGACTCAGTTGCGCCACCAAATCCAGTATATGAACGCGTTGTAGTTAAGTCAAGAGCTACAGTCACTGATCCGCCTCTATATCTATATAAATTCCAAACACCAGTGGAGCTAGATTTCGCGCAGAAATAATAAGATTCGGTTCTCTTATTGTAACACATCGCGCTTAATGTTAGTGATGCGGGAAGTCCAGTATCAATCTCGTCTCCAATTCTAAAAGGAATAATATCGCGTATATGATAATTATCCTGAGTAAAATTAGGAAGAACGAAAAACATAATTCGCGGAGAAGTAGTCCCATCGTTCCATAAAACGGCAAACATATTCTCCTCTTTGCCTTCTATTCTTTTTATAGAAGTAATAGTTCCGCCAATCAAATCGGCAAATTCAATATATTTGACAAATTCGCCAGATTTAGAATATCTAGCTATTATAAGTTGGCTAACACTAGTAATCAATAATGTCCCGTCACTAGGATCAACACAGATAGAATTCCCGTAGTCAAGTTCGATATTATTAAATGGAGACGATAATCCAGTTCTGCCAATTAATTTATAATTCTTTAAATCATTCGCTTTTGGATAATTGAAAATATCAATAACATCTTTCCATTCGGTGTCGTAGCTGGTATTGCTAGTTTTTACCAAAGCTTGATTAGTTAAACCGCTTGCGGGGACACCTTGCCCGACTGCCCCGCTCGCGCCTGCGACGCCACTAATTCCAGAGCCAGCAGGCCCAACTAAAGATACATAACCAGTAGGCCATAATACATCACTAGTTTTTGGACCCCATAGAGTTTGATCAGCAGTATTAATATATAAGTCGCCGCTATAACCAACTCCAGAAGTCGGACTTCCAGAACCATTCAAAACAGAGTAAGTTTGCCTTAAACTATAAAGTGGTTTTACATTTCCACTATGATAATTTAAATATGCTGTTAATAGACCAGAAACGCCACTATCCGGGGCTAGAAAGATATAAGCATCTTCTGATAGCATTCCCGGTGAAATAGCTAGTGCGGCGAATCCTGTGGGGTTTAAAGTATATGGCATAAAAAAATAAAAAAGAGGTGCTCTTTAACAGATTACACCTCTTCTTCATTGAATTAGAACAGATTTTTAGCTTGGCGTCCAGTCTCCATTTAAAGACTTTTTCTTTAGCATACCAGTTTTCTTCATAACAAATTTAATAAAATCAGAACGAACAATGTCTTCTTCGTCCATCATCTCAAAAGTGAAAATACCCTGCGCAACGCTATCTGCATCATTGAAAATATCAAACATTTTGCGTAGGCCGGGGTTTCTAATATCAGCTTGGTTAATA